TTCCTTACGTGCTTCACCTAACTCACGACCCTTGTTAGAAAGAGATTGTTCAGTAGAGTAACCTTTAATAAGATCACTAAAAGATACAGGTACTTCTTCGCCATCAATTTTAACGACAACCTGTGCATCTAAGTCTAAATCTTCTAAATCATAAACAGTAGTATCTTGGGTAGCCGTAGCATCCTCATCTTCTGTTTCTTCATCTTCGTATTCGACTTCTTCTTCATCTCCATTAACGACTTCATCAGATTCTTCTGGGTCTTCTAGATCTGATTCAGACGGGCCAACTTCAGGGATCTCTTCATCGGGTAGCGATTCTTCAATAAATTGTGATTGTTGAAGAACGGCATCCAAGAGTTCTTGTTCTGTTGGGCCATTGTTTGCTTCAGCAGGAATGTCATCCGTGGGTAGAGATTCGTTTGCATTAGCCATAATTTATTGTCCTCAGTTATTTGATTTTGCTGGGCGACCAACAGTCTTCTTAGGTGCTTCTTCTACAGGAGCAGCCTGAGGTACTGGTGGTTTAATTGCTTCAGCATAACGATCTTTTAATAAAAATAATTTTACCAAAGTATCTGCATTTATTTTTGCTTTCCCCGGACTACGCATTGAATCGTATTCCAAGAGATTAATCATTGTATCTAAATTTTCTGATAGTTGTTTATAATTAATGTCACGCATTATTGTCCTCCATAAATTTGATATTTTTACCTAGCATTTCATATTCTACTAACTTAGTACGTACATCACCTAATGCCAAAGCAGAGTTATAAATAAATTCTCTTGTCTTTGTTTCATGTGGATCAGTCTTAAGCCAGTGCATAAAATATGTTACTAGAAGTTCCCCATAAGCATCGTCAAAGAAGTCTTGTCTTTCTTTAGAGGCAAACTCTGATTTAACAAGAGCTTCTTTAGCGATCATATCTGGATGAACTTTGTTACCCAGGCTCTTCTCGCCTGCCTTACGGTATTTTTCCATTATTGTCCTTGAGTCATGATTTGTTGTGTCATGGCAATTACTTCATTAAAGTCTGGGTGAGGAGGAATTTCTGCTCCTTCCTTAACCGCTTTAATAGCCATATCAGCCCATTCTTGATAATGTCGATCAATAGCAATAGCCATTTGTCTACTATTATCATCCATGGTATTTTTAGCTTGTGCTTGAGTATAGCCAACATTTGCTTGTTGTAATTGTACATCTGCCTGAGCTTTAGCAAGTTCAAATTGTTTAGCCTGTTCTGCTTCTTTAGCACGTTGTTGAAGTGCTTTAGCAGCCTTTTGCTTAAACTCATCTGTAGTATAATCTTCAAAGAAATCATTAGCATCTAAGCCCATGGCTTCTACTAATTGATTTGCTAGTACAGCAGGTGTTTCTGGTTTAACAACCATCTGAGCACCTTGAGATTGCAATGCAGGTATTACTTCTTGTCCAAGAGATTTTAACTTTTGAATCTTATTCAAATTAGAGTTTTCACCGATATCAACAAAGATTTCGCACTCTAATGTATAAGGAAGTTCTGATGGATTAATATCTGCAAACTTTCCAGCAACATTACAAGTTATTCTTTGAGTCATACACTTACGCATAGTGTGGTAAATACCAAGACATAAACGTTTAAATCCAGTCTCAGCAAATCTACGAGCAATCTGTTGAATACGCTTTTGTGAAGCCGACTGTACAGCCGCTAACTTTTGTTCTGAATTACCAGAAACATAAAGAGTATCGTTAAGACCTTGAGCAGCCTTAGACATACCTGTAGCTTGTTCTTTAATTACCTGTAAGTGTTCAAGCAAAGGAACAGTACCAGTACTCATAGCCTCTGGGACCATGGCAGATACTGCAGCAGCAGGATTACCGTTAGTAGGGATAATCTGCTTAGGCTTCATATTTTGAAGCGCACTAAAGTCTACTACGTTTGGATCAGCAAGTTTTGGAGAATAGTTAGTTAAATAAGTATTCTCAACAAATCCCCGCAGAATTGCAGTAGATGCTAGGGTGGACGAACGCGTAAAGTCAGCGATGGATAAGCCGTAAAACTCGAACGGAATATTGATGGGAGACAATGAAGCAAGCGGTATCATATCAACATCTTCTTCTAACAAGATACGAGTTCCTGCTAGAATAAATCGCTTCAGCTCAGCAATACCATCCCCGTCTCTATCGACTTTCATCCAACACTCGGTTACCGTAACTTCACGGTTCGCCTCAAGCGGTGTCACGTCATGAGAGGCAGAACCCTGCCAATACTCTTGACCTGTAACAAGCTTTCGAGCAGCAACATCTTCACTATAACGTGTGTTACCACTCCAATACTGATTAGTACCAATTTCATTCCAGTCATCTTCTGTTAATGTTTCAGAGATTTCTGGCCACATCTTACGTACTTCACTTCGAGTAAACGAAGTTTGAATGCCTACAAATTCTGCATGATCAATAGCAGTAGCATCACGGGAAATACGAAAGTTTTCTGGTGGAATAAGATCTAACTTAACTTTTGATTTGTTTACTTTACGGCGTAGACGTACATCTACATAAACAAACTCTGTATTTCCTTCTAAGGAAATTTCATTTTCAAAATTAAGTTCACCAACAATTTCAATATTATCTTCAGACAATAATTCGTCTAATCTTGTTTGAGTAATTTTTTCATACTCTTCGAAAACATATTCATAGTCTTCGACATAATCCCAACGGATAATACCATTCTTCCAAAGCAAGGCACATTTCATCCATGCTTCAAGAATTTCCCATCCATTGTTCTGCTTAAACAAACAATAGTTAACTAGTAGAGAAGCATCCTTGGCTGTTTTAAAAGCACCCGGAGTATCATTGTAAGGTACAAATCTAGCTAAACGTTGGTTGTTTAAAAATAAATCAGATAAAATAGCAGCGTATGCTTCTACTGTCTCGGTAGTAGATGTATCTACAATACTAGATACACCTTGAGGGGATAAGTGACCCGCTGAAACTCCAGCATATTCATATGTAGACTTAAGTCTTTCATATGTTAAATCTGAAGAGTTTAACCAATCACCAATAGAATTCTGTACTCCTGATTCAATTAGATTAACTAACTGATCATCAGTAACTTTTTGTTTATAACCATAATAAGAGGCCACTATTTATAACCTCCTTTGGTTGGAATCTTTTTAGCCTCACCAAGATTTTCCGAAGAATAAGAACCTGCTTTAGGGAGTTCCCTAGGTTTCTCTTTAGGCTTTTTTGGAGTTTCTTGTGGGACTTGCATAAATCGAGACATACTATCTACCTATCTATCTATATATAAGCTTAAAAAGTACACTACACGCTTTATCAGATGCGCTCCAAACTTAACTGGGGTAATGCACTTTTTAAGTTGCTCGGTTCTCTACCCTTGCCGAGCGCAAGTTGAGGACATGGTAGAAATCTATTTACTCCGAATTATTCTTGGAGTTTTCTTGTTCTAGCCTCTGCAATTCTGCCTGGAATTCTTCATCAGACAGATCTTTGAGATCAATATTAGTTTGTGTAACTTGTTGAGAAGCTAGCTTTGGAGTTTCATACTGGGCAATCTTTTCAGCATACTGCCCTGCTAACTCAAAGTCTTCATCATGAATAGCTTTCTTCATGAGAAATTTAAGGACATCAAGACCTTTAATATCATCTCCGCCAATTTCAAGACCTGCTTTATCAAAGTCTTTCCAGAAGGTTTTTAGTCCTTGAATACGATCTTTATTCCTCTTACGTGCTTCAACAGACCTCCTTTGATATTCTTTAGCTTTGTTACTATCAGTAATCATCTTAAGGTTATCACCACCCGGATGATCTTTTAGTCTTTCCTTAGCCGCAGCAATCTTGGCATTATCTACAGCCATATTGTAGAATCCTCCATATAACTATTGGTTTTATCTCGCCAAGAAACAGTATCAGATGTTAACCTATCACTATGGGTTCTAATTACTTCCATAGCAATAGCTATTGCCATAATAGTATCATCATGAGAACCTGATAAGGCTTCAGTCTTACCATTATCATTAGCAATATAATCTTTTAATTCTTGAATAATAATCTCTGATGGGACATCTATATTTAGATCTTCAATTAATCTTTTAAGATATCCTATAATCCTAGGCTTACTAGCAGCAGTAGTACGAAACCCTAATCTAGTAGTATCTTTAGTTTTCATAGATGCTACTTTAGTTTCATAATATAAATTAAGATAAGACATTTGCATTAGACGATCTAATGTTGTATTACCTATACTATTACTTTCTACAGCTAATAAAGCATTATTATAATATCTACCTAAATAAAATAGAATATCCCCAAATGTACCTGGGTCCATAATATTAGTTCGATACATAGCACATAGTTGACGCTCAGGATTAAATACTGTAGCTATAGAATAATCTTGATTAGTACCTAAAGATACATCAGCCCCTATAACATATTTAGCATCAAACGTAGGAGGTATCCATACTTGTAA